CTCCCCATCCCCCTCATCCGGCGCCGGCTTCACGAACGGCGCCAACCCCGCCGGCACAGGCTTCGGCGGCTCCAGCGCCTTCTCCACCGTCTGCATGTTCATCGGCATCCAGTACGCCTTGCCGTCCCCGCCCGGAATCGCGTTCATGTTCTCGAAACTCCGGATCTCGTCGGCGCTCATCCACCCGCCCATGTGCGCGATGTTGTAGGCCGCATAACGGCTCTGGATGTCCCCCCGCAGCAGCCCGTCCACCAGGTGCTCGGCGAAATGCGTCCGCTTGCCCTCGCTGATCGCAAACAGATCCCGCCGGATGGCCTGCTCGATCTGCACCAGCCAGGGCACCAACGTATATTTGACGAACTCCAGGCTCTGGTGCTCGATATTGGAAAACGTCGCCCGATCCAGGTCGTTGATCAGGTGCAGCGGCACCCGGTACAGCGCGGCGATCTCCGACCGCTGATATTTGCGCGTCTCCAGGAACTGCGCCTCCTCGGGTGGGATGCCGATCTGCGTCCACGTTACGCCCTCCTCCAGCACGGCCACTCGCTGTGAGTTCGTCAGCCCCCGGTGCGCCTGCTCCCAGCGATTCTTCAGCCGGTCCGCCGCCTCGTTGCTCAGCGTCTTCGGATGCACCAGAATGCCACCGGGCCGCGAATCGTTCCCGAAGAAGCGCGCCCCATACTGCCGGGTCGCCAGGTCCACCCCCACCGCCTCGGCCGCAATCGCAATTGGCGAGTAGCCCCTGATCCCGTCCCCCGACAGTCCCCGCCAGTGCATGATCTGCTCGAACTGGAAGCGTTTCTTCTGTCCGTTCGGCATCCGATAGTCGTATACCAGGTCGCCGCTCTCATCCCGGGCCGGCGTCATGCGGTCCGGGCGCAGGGGCCACAGCGCATTGATCCCCGCGTCGCTGGTCTCGATCTCGGCGTAGGCATTGCCCCACAGCAGCACGTGCCCCACCAGGCAGGCCCGGAACTCGTAGGCCGTCATCTCCGGGTTCGCCTGATCGTGCAGGATCGTATACAGCCGGTGCTCCGGCGCCCGCTCCTTGCCCCCGTCAGCCAATCTCCGGTACACCAACAGCGGCAGCGAAGCAATCGCTTGCGCCAACACGTTCACGCACGCATACACCACCGCCGAGGTCATCGCCGATTCGGGATTGATTGCCAGCCCCGTCGCCGACAGCGGCCCGGCGATCTGCATATCCATATAGGCGTCCATGTCGGCGATGGTCAGGCTCCGCCGCTCCGTCTTACCGAGAAGTGCGTTTACGATATTCATCGCCCCTCGCCATTGCCACCGCCCCCACGATCAACGCCGCCCCGCCCGCCACGAACGCCAGCGGCGCGTAAATCAGCCACAGCCCATACACCACCAACCCGGCCCCCGCCGCCGCCGTCAGGTTCACCACCCAGTCCCGCATCATCGTCTCTCACACGTACCATATCATCCAGATGTCGTTATATCATCCCGCCGCACTTACGGGACGGGACATATCACGCACCACGCACCACGCATCACGCACCATATCATCCCGGAGCACTTACGGGACGCATCACAGCACCACCATGTCCCGCGTCTCATACACGCTCGGCCCGTTCTCATTCCGCTCCCACCGATCCAGCGCCATCACGGCTGCCACGATGCCGTCGATCCGCCCCTGGCTCTCCGCCTTGTCCGGCTTCAGATTCCCCGCTGGGTCCTGCCGCACCGCCACGTTGCCCGCCATGAAGCGCAGCACCGGGTTTCCGCCGTGGTTCAGCTTGTGCTCCAGCAGCAGCCGCTCAACGGTCTTCATCGGCGCCGCCATGCTCAGGAAGCCTTGCCCCATCCCCAGCACCAGCATCCCCTCATCTTGTAGCTCCATGCTCATGGAATACCCTTGGAAGAGCCGATCCACGTTCACATCCACCACCCGGAACCGGCTCGCATCCTCCAGTATATCCGCCTTCACCCGGGCGTATTCGATCGCGTTCCCCGGCGTCACCGTCAGGAACCCCGCCCGCGCCCATGCCTGGTACTGCTCCGCATAACGATTCCCGCTATCCGTCAGCCGTGCCTCCGGGCACCAGAAGCGGCACCACAGATCGATGATCCCACTCCCGTCATCCCGCGGAAACGCCAGCACCCACGCCGTCAGATCCGCCACCGCCGACAGATCCAACCCACCGTATCCCGCCCGGCCCGCCAGACTCTCCGCCGTCACCGCCCCCTGGAAGTTCGCCTCCCACAGGTCCAGGTCGATCCAGCGTTCGCTCTGCTGCGTCCACATATCCAGGTGCAGCCGCAGAAACCCGTTCAACGCCGCTGGCATCTGGCGCGCCTTATCCGCCTTGCGCTGGAGGTCGTCGAGCTTCACGCTCACCCCCAGGTTCGGATTCGCCTTCGCCCAGGTCGTCTCTTCCTGCCAGGGCTCCTTTTCATCGATCTCCGCGATGAACGCGAACCACGCATCATCCTGGATCGCCTGCGTCAGCAACTGCCGGCTATACACATAGTGCTGATAGCAGATGCTCTCCCGGTCGAAGCCCGCCGTCGTAATTTCAAATGTCAACGGCTGGCGCCGGGCCCCGGTCGCCGTATCCAGCACATCCACCACTGCGCTGGTCCGGTGGGCGTGCAGCTCGTCCACGATCGCCCCATGCACGTTCAGGCCGTCCATCGTATCCGCATCCGCGCCCAGGGGCACGAACTTCGACCGCGTCGCCTCCATCAGCAGCGTATCCGAGGCCCGCCAATGCCGGATCATCGCACTCAACGCCGGCGAGGCGTCCACCATCCTCACCGCCTCTTCCCACGTGATCTTCGCCTGATCACGCTTCGTCGCCGCGCTGTAAATCTCCGCCCCCGGCTCCCCATCCGCCACCATCAGATACAGCCCGATCCCGGCGCTCAGCGTGCTCTTGCCGTTCTTGCGCGGCACCTCGATGAACGCCGTCCGAAACCGGCGCAGCCCATCGGCCCGCTTCCACCCGAACAGGCTCCACAGCACGAACTGCTGCCAGGGCGCCGGATCGAAGCGCTGCCCGGCCCATTCCCCCTTGCTATGCTTCAGCAGCCCGAAGAACTGCACCGCGTGCTCGGCTGCCGCCCTGTCAAAGTGCAACCCCCGTTCGCGCCCGTGCTCGAGGTCCCGCAGATGGCGCTCCACCGCCGCCCGGATCATCGCGCACGCCGGCACACTCCCGTCCAGCACCCCCCGGCAATACCCCACCACCGGATGCCGTTCACCCATCGCGCCCATCCATCAGATCATCATCCTCGCCGGCCAGCTCCCTGATGCCCCAGGTTGAGAGGTCTTCGGCCTCCACCGTTGCCATTCGCTCATGCGCCAACCGGAACAACTCGTCCACCAGGCTGGGCTGCTCTAGCGGTTCATTGCGCTGCAGGCGCGACCGCGACGACGGCGAAAGTCCCAGGTCGCCCATCATCTTGATCAGTTGATCCAGGGCCCGGTTGGCCACCATCAGATACGGGTTCCGCATCAGGTCGCCGTCGCCGCTCTTGACCACTGTCCCGAGGCGCAGCACCTGCTTTTCGGAATCCACCCACCGCGCATACACCACACAGAATGCTTCCAGCAGCGTGCCATCCGCCTCGGTCAGGATCCCCCCGCGCACCAGCATCCGCCCGATCTTATACCACTGGGCCTTCGCCTCCTCCGAGAAATAGGCCGGCGCCCGCAGCAACCGCACCCGGAACGCCGGCTCCTTCGTGTTCAGCGGCCGCTTCCCTGGGTTGCCCCTGGCGACCTTCACCGCCGTCGGTAAGGGCTTACGTCCTGCCATCGCTCATCATCCTGGGCGTCCTGCCCGTCATCACCGCCCACCTCTCGATCGCCACCGCGCAATACGCCGGGCTGATCTCCACCGCGCGGCACTTGCGCCAGAACCGCTCGCAGGCGATCAGGGTGGTGCCAGAGCCGGAGAACGGTTCCCACACAACCGACCCAACAGCACAGTGAGATCGGATGGCCCTTTCCGGTAGGCATACCGGAAAGGCCGCCGTATGGCGCGTGAGGGGCCTATCATCAGTCGCTTCGTTACGCGTATCCCACACAGCCCGGACGCTGATACGCCAGTTGTATGCTTGATCGCCATTTCCACCAGGCACGCGCCATGTCCAGATATGCTCCCAGTCGTCCGGCCCTTCTTCGGTGCCATCTGGTAGCTTCCAGGTCCATAGGTATTCCCATTCCTGATGATGTGGAATTCCTGTCTTATAGCTCCAAAAAGGCTGCTGCAACCGATTGAACGGCTTGTACCAGATGCGTTGAGCATACAGGTCGCAGTGCCGCTCCTCGTGGAAGATGCGCCAGTAGTCCATCGAGATGGGATAGATGCACTGCCGAGAACTTCCTGTAAGTGGTCCAGCGTGAGATTGCGGCGCAATCTCACCGAAGTTAACGAAAACAAATCCGCCTGGCACAACCGTCTCCAGACAGCGATCAGCCATACCGCGCAATAGTGCCAGGTGTTCCGTGAAACTCGTCTCGGCCTCATATTCCTTGCCGACCGCATAGGGAGGACTGGTTACAACCAATTGCGCCTTCTCTTCCCCCATCACCCTGGCCACCACCGCCGCGTCCGTGCAATCCCCGCAGATCAGCCGGTGCTCGCCCAGCTCCCACAACTGCCCGCTCTCCACGCCCCACTTCTCGCGCAATTCCTCGGCCTTGTCGATCTGCGCCCCCGGGTCCTCCATTGGCTTCCCATCGTCTCGCAGTCGTATGCCCAATGTCTCGGCTACGTCCGCCACCACTCCCATCAGGTCGGCGTCCGTAATCTTACTCACCAACGTCTTCAGCACATCCACATCCGCAATCGCCATCGCCCCAATCGGGTCCAGCGTCGCCAGCACCGCGCGCTCCTCCTCCTCCTCCAGTTCCACCCACTTCACGGGCAGGGGCGTCTTGGCGCCGCGCTTCGCTGCCAGCTCCACCCGCAAGTGCCCGTCGAGCAGTCGCCCCGTCGTCCGGTTCACGATCACATCCTGCACCCAACCCACCTTGTCCAGCATCCCCGACAGCGCCTTCGCTTGTGTCTGCGGATGCCCCCGCCAATTCAGCGGATGCGTCATAGCCATCAACTCGTCGGCTGGCATCGTCCCCGTCTCCACAATCCGGTTGCGCCACTCCATCACACCCCCAGCATCCTACTCGACCCCAAACCCAGCGGCGCGCGCCCCGTACTAGGTGGTGGCTTCGGCTCGTTCACGCTGAGTGGTCGCTTCCCAGGATTCCCCGCTAATCGCTTTACAGCCGTCGGTTTCGGTCGTCTTCCCGTCATAGTGTTATGTCAAGCCCTCGCAACTCCCGACATTTCCGCCCATTTCGCGGTCATACGCGCAAGGC